ATCTGTGTGTTTGAGCCACCAGCAGAAGTTCCACCAGAGTATCCAGAGATGCCAGAGTAGCCAGAGATACCACTGCCACTGTAACCAGAGATACCACTACCGCTGTAGCCAGAGATACCGCTGTAGCCAGAAAAACCGCTGTAGCCAGAGATACCACTGTAGCCAGAGATACCACTATAACCGCTAATTCCAGAATATCCGCTATAACCGCTAATTCCAGAATATCCGCTATAACCGCTAATTCCAGAATATCCGCTATAACCGCTAATTCCAGAATAACCAGAAATACCTGAATAACCGCTAATTCCGCTATAACCACTTATTCCTGAATATCCACTAATTCCACTAAAACCAGAAATACCAGAAAAACCAGAATACCCTGAAATACCAGAAAAACCACTATACCCACTTATGCCACTAAAACCACTATATCCAGAAACACCGCTTCCTGAATATCCAGAAATTCCACTATAACCACTTATTCCAGAATAACCAGAAATACCTGAATAGCCACTAAAACCACTTATTCCGCTATAACCGCTATATCCAGAGATACCGCTAAATCCTGATACGCCTGATCCAGAGTAGCCAGAAATTCCAGAGTAGCCTGATTGACCACTAAATCCTGAAATTCCTGACCAGCCAGAATAGCCACTAATTCCACTAAAACCAGAATAGCCTGATACGCCTGATCCACTATATCCAGAAATGCCAGAAAATCCTGAATATCCTGAGTAGCCAGAAAAACCAGAGTAACCAGAAATACCAAATCCAGAAAATTGTGTCCAAATAATGGGGGTTACATTAATTGTTCCCTCTACTGGAGCAAGAGCTACCCAGCCAGTATTTGTGTTATATGTACCATATTGAACAAAAGTAAAAGCACTTGGCACTTCTGACCAAACATTCATATCTGCTGTTCTAACCCATACATCAGAACTAGCTACATAAATACCATTTTGAGCAGGGCTGTCTTGGTCTTTGACCAAAACACGATCCCCATTTACAGTTTGATAACCATCAATAATTTGCAAACCAAATAAAGCAATATTGCCACCGCCTTGTGCAACTGTTGTTGTGGCACATTGAGATTCTGCTTTTGGTGTCATGCCTTGAACTAAATAGTCGGCATATTCTTTATTTACTAAATCAGTAGGGTTTATAGGAACAGAATCAACTTGTCCTGTAGTAGCCCTCATATTTTGCAAATAAGCAGAATAAAGATGGTTTTCTAGACCATAAGTTTGAACAAAAGCATCTGAAGAACCAGCAGTATCTAAGTTAACTGCAAAAGAACCAAAAGCCCATGCTTGAGGAATAGTACCTTCATCTCCACGAATAACTGTTAAAACATCACCTGTTCTGGCGGTTACTAAAACAATTTCGTTTATTAATGCGTTTGTAGAATTAACTAAAGTAAGTTTAAATGCTTGACCAATTTCTGGATTAGGAAAGTACTCTCCAGTACCACTAGCCAAATAAATAGTGGTATCAGAAGGGGTTACTGGTAATGCAAGAGTAGTTTGCGCTTGGTTAGCAAAAAGTAAAATAGTCATGGTAAACCCTAAGTAATACTATTAAAGAATGCTATAAGTGTCGTTTGCTACGCCAGTAAATTTAATTTTTGTAATTGGGAAAGTCAAAACATAGTAAATTTGACCTGTTGCAGTTCCAGTAGGAGTTACTTTTGCATAATAAGTAACTCCATTATCTAAAGATAATTGAATTCCTCTGCTGGCATCAGCGGAGTTAAGTACAATTGTTGCTGGATAAACCAAATTAGGAACTAATACTTCTAAAGTAGTTCCAGTAAGAGTGCCTGTAATGGGGCTACCATAGTTGTATGTCATAGTTAAAATCCTTCAGGTTTTGGATATTTAGCCTTAATTTCTAGGCATTTTTGTTTATATTCTTCCATTGCTTCTTTGTTATCAGTAATATAAGCATCAATAAAATCACCAATATCGGGATAGCTATAAATGCGTTTTCTATACCAATCTTGTGCATCAAAATCAGATTGTTGTTTTTGAAGAATTAAAGCTTCTCTTTCTTCAATAGTAATTTCTTTTTTATTACCAATTAAATGATTTTGAGATCCATCTTTTGGATAAGCATGAACAATATTATTTTCGTCTACAAAATGTTTCATTAAACTAGCTCCCACCATGAATTGACTGATCCACTAGAGCTAATGTAATAAGTAGCTCCGGGTGGAATAATTGCCGCCATATTACAGCTATAACCACCGCATCCATTAAACTGTGCCGCCCAATTAGCTACTTGATTTCCATTGATCCAAATAGAACCATTACCACCGCCATTACAGCCAGAATTACAAAATGCTTGAATGTATTTACCAGTTGTATTTGTGTAGGTAGTAAAAGAAGTTTTTATCCCTGTGTAATTAGTCCAAGTCGATCCTAAAACAGGGACAGTTGAAACAGCATTTTCAACAAAAGCAGTAGAAGCTATTTGAGTAGTACTTGTACCATTTGAAGCTGTTGGAACTGTTGGAATACCAGTTAAATTTGGGCTATAAAGTGGTGCATAGTTAGCTAAATTGTTTTTTACATAAGCTGTATTGGCAATAATAGTACTATTGTCATTAATTGCTGGTGTTGGAACTCTAGGAGTTCCAGTAAATGTTTGACTATTAATTAAAGCATAAATATTTAAATTAATACTTCCATTAGTAAGAACCCACGCATTATAGGTAGAGCTATAACTTAAAGTAATTGGGTATCCAGAAGAAGGAATTTCACCGCCAATAAGGGCTGTAGCATTTACAGAAAGAACAGGCAAAACCCCTGTTGCTGTAGATCCTAAAGTTAAATTTAAAGTAGTTGCCCCAGTATTGGCAAAAGCAGACTGAATAACAATAGACATTCCGTTAGGAAGCGCAGTTAAAGACGAAGGAATATTAGCGGTTAAAGCGTTTGCTGATCCACCAGCTACTCCAAATAGATAATATTGATTTTGAAGCTGAACAGATTGAACCAATCCATCCATTACGCCAGCAGTATCAAAATTACCAACAATATCATTTAGTAAAAAAGGCGTTCCAGAAGTTCCTTCTTGACCTCTAACTACCGATAAAGTATCGCCTGATCTTCCATTGCAAAGGCAAATTTCATAGGTTGTAGATGAAGCGGCACTAACTAAGGTAACCATAAATGCTTGACCAGAAGCAGGATTTGGAAAAAGCGCACCTGTTCCGGGAGCTACTGTAATGGTAGTCTGAGTAGCATTAATAGGTGATGCCAGCGTTGTTTTTGCATTATTGGCATAAAGCTGAACTGTCATAAGTTTCCCTTAAACATTTCCGCTTGCATCACCAAGCGATTTTACATATTGTAGCTAAAAACAGCTAAATTTAATACTTACCTTCGGAAAATACATTTACAAATACTGTGCCATCTTCTAATGCTTCGATTTCGTGAAACTTACCATTTTCTTGTTCCATTTTAACTGGCATCCATTTGCCTACATAGTTCATAAGAGTATTTATATATCGCACTTGCATTTCCATTGTTCCATCTTCTTTTTGAAACATCCGAAATTCAGGAGTGCTATTAGGATAAATTCCGTAAGTCATTATGCAGTTGGAATAGGTGCTGGAGGCGGTACATAAGGAGCAATAGTTCCATAATCACCCGCCAATGCGTTATTGTATAAAACAACGCCATAAGGCATAGGGTCATTAGGAGTTGCTGTAAAAGGTAATTCCTCTGGAATTTCTACAAACTTAACAGTTAAATGAATTGCTGTATGAGCTTCATCATTCCAAATAGGGTCTTTTGCATATTCAATAGTTAACATTTTATTTTCCTTTAAGCGACACGAACAGCGATACCAAAAGCAGATGAGGCTTGACCACCACCAGATGAATTAGTACCTAAACCCATCCATTTCCAAGTACCAGAAATTGAGCCTGTTACAGTGCCACCAGTAGTACCATCTGCATTTGCCCATAATTGTATTTGTTGACTTGTTGTTCCAACAGAATAATTACCACCAAAAGTCCAATTAGCTTGATAAGCTTGAATCGATGCAAAACAATAACTTCCAACAGAATTAGCAGAAGGGGCAGACACGCTAAATGTAACCGCACCAGTAGCTCCTGATACTGCCACACCATTACCAGCAACCGCTGAAGTTACTCCACCCCCTGTAAAAGCTGTTGTTTGTGTTGTTGAATCAGGAAATGTAACTCCTGTACTACCCATTGATGTTGACATAAATTAACTCCTAAAAATTAAGGTGTGCCAGCAGAGTTTACTGCGGCTAAAGTTGTAAAATTACCAGAAGAATCTAATGATGCGATAGTTGTAGCACCATATTTAAATATTAGTTTGCCACCAGATTCTGTTATTGAATAATTGGTTAATCCCAATACACCGCTATAGCCAGAAAAACCGCTATAACCAGAATATCCACTAACAGAAATGCCATTAGTTCCATTTGTTCCGCTAATACCGCTATATCCGTTAAATCCACTTGTACCTGAATAACCTGAAAATCCGCTTATTCCGTTAAATCCTGAATAGCCAGAAATGCCAGAATTTCCGCTATAACCAGAAATCCCTGATCCGCTATAACCGCTAATACCAAATCCCGAATAGCCTGATGTACCTATACCGCTGTAACCAGAATACCCAGAAGTTCCAGAAGTTCCAGAAGTTCCAGAATATCCACTAAAACCAGATGTTCCTACACCGCTATATCCAGAAATACCACTATAACCGCTTATGCCAGAATAGCCAGAATATCCTACAAATTGTCCAATATCAGCCCAAGATGTTCCATTCCAAACCCAAAGGTCACCTGTATCTGATGTTACATAAGCATCATTAATTGTATTTCCTGTTGAGGGTAATGCGGCTGAATTTGCAACTGTGCCTTTAATAACAATAGCCGCACCGGGCAAACCGCTATAACCAGAAAAACCACTTATTCCTGATCCAGAATAGCCTGAAATTCCCGATCCTGAATATCCAGATAATCCGCTATATCCAGAATAACCTGATGCGCCAGAACCACCTGAAAATCCAATTCCGCTATATCCAGAATAGCCTGATGCGCCAGAACCACCTGAAAATCCAATTCCAGAGTATCCAGATTTTCCTGAATAGCCACTTGTGCCACTACCACTATAACCAGAATAACCCGAGGTTTGAAAAGCAGGGTATGTTCCGCCTAAATAGACTGTAGTTCCACCTAAAGTAATTCCAGTAGCAAAATTATCATCTAATTCTGATAAAGGAATTGGTGATGTAGCAGAAGCAAAAGTATACGGAACTGACATAAATATTTCCTTTAAACAGGAGTGTACCAACCAATAGGATCACTAAAATTATTTACCCATCCAACAGGAACGCTAGCATCATTTTCCCAAGAAACTGTCCCTGAAGAAATGGTTACTATGTAGTTATATTGAAATGGAAAATTTAATACTTTAGATTCCAAAGCTGAAACAAAAATAGGAGCAATAGCATAATCAGGTATTGTAATAGTTATAGTATTATTTGAACTATAAACAACGCTAATTTTATAAGTTTCATCTATAGGAAAATCAATTCCATCAATGCCTAACAAAAATCTTTTAACTCTACGCTTTAACCATTGTGTAGTGTATTGAAAGCCATCACCTTTATAGAAGTTCCAAGTCAAAATACGCTTAAAAACATCATCATCAACAATATAATAGCTATTTGTGCCAGTTGTTACATTTTGTGTATAAGCTGTAGTGTCATAAGGAACTGTGTCATATACACCTAAAGGTGAAAATTGAGCAGGAGAGCTAAGGCTAGGTCTAGTTACACCATAAATGGCATAAGCTGTCCAATCTAATAAAGGAGCTATTTGCTTTGTATAAATAGGCAAATTTAAGCTATTAGTGGCATCTAACCTAGTTTGTGATTCAGTATTGTAAGCAGTAAAAAAAGCCTGTAAATCTTCGTTATACGGATCTTTTGTATATTGCTGGTAAAGGTAGCTTGGAAGCACTTGTGTAAGCATATTAGCCTTGTACTACTGATACCAATGAAGCATTAGTAGAAAAATAGCTTTCAGGATCACCATAAATTAATAAAGTTCCAGAAGTTGGAGCAGTATCTATTCCATTAATTGCCACTACATAATCAATTTTTGATACTTGACTTGCAGAAATAATGGGTTCTACTGCATTTTGAAAGGAATCTTGCAATTCATAAGTATTAATTGGTTGACCAACAGGAATACTATTAATGTAATCAACAATAGCTGGGGTTGTTAGTTGAGCTACAGCAGTTGGAGATACTAAATTGGTAGAAATAGTGTTCCAAGTAATGACTATTTCAACAGTTTGAGAAGGTGGATTTACAAAAATAATGCTATAAATATCTGGATAATCATCAATAGATACAGTTATATTGCGTAAATTAGGCGTTACAACACCGCCACTTGTATAAGNATGACCTACAGTTGTTACTCCTAAACTAAAGGATTTTTCATCAATAACAGTAATGGTGTAGTTATTATTAAACCAAGATGGCGTAACACCAGCTATGGTAATTACTTGTCCAGTTGCATAGCCATGATTTAAATCGGTAGTGACAACACCCGGATTTGCAGTAGTAATAGCAGTAACAGCAAGAGTAGAACCTACTAAATTAGAAATATCAGGAACGCTATTAAAAATAGCATTAGCTACTTGATAAGGATCGCCGCCGCCTACAATAATTTCCCACTCATTAGTAGCAATTAATCTAATTGAAATCAGCCTAGCTTGAACCCCTATAACTTTTTGCAGTTGAGTTTTAATAAAAGTTGGTACACCTTGACAAGTAACCATACCAGCTTGAACTACTTGAGCTTGATACGAAGCAATTGTTTGTGCTGTAAGACCGGGCAATCCATCATCAGGATTAGTAACAGTAAGGGTAAACCCTGCTGGAACAGAAGTAATAATTTGAGTAACAGTTCCCGCTGGAATAGCCCAAGAACCTTGAACTGTTGCTAAACAATACAAAGGCGAAGTTTGTCCAGAAGTAGCAATAATTCCACCATCCTGAACTGTATATTGGTAAGTACCATCAGATACAGTAAATCCAACAGGAATAACAAAACCAGCAAGACCTGTAAAAACAACATAAACGGAAGTATTAGAACCTTGACCTTGTTCGACACCATAGACTTGCCCCAATTGATAAAGAATTGAAGGGTTAGCCGTTGCAGGGCTAATAGAGTTAACCAAATCCACAAAGGCTTGATCTTGTATTACTACAGCGCCAGCCGCAGTTGAAGCCATATCTTCTACAAGAGAACCCGGAAGGTTAGCTGTAAGACCGGGTGCTAAAGCTGTAGCCGCCGCAATTTCAGCATTTAATAGGTCTGTTGGTAAAGCTGGTATTGCTCCAGCAGTAGTTATTTGAGCCATTAAGTAGCCACCTGAGAAGAAATCGTTGTTCCGTTTTGGAATACAGCACTAATATTATAAGTTGGGTTTGCCGCATTTTGTTGTTTTAATACAGTCAAACTAGCAAAAAATGGGGCGTATTGTGTTTGTGTTCTATTAACCGCTAAATCAGGTGGAATTTGAGTATGGACAGAATTTTGTGCTGGTATGCCATAGTTAGCATAAAAAGGGCTTTCCCCTTGATTTAACCTTAAAGTTTGGGCTAAAGTAGCCAAATAAATATACCCTGTTTCTAAGATTTCTATCCATTGACCTGAAGAATTTACGCCATAAGTTCTCATGTTGGTGTTCCTGTAGTTCCGCTACCAGTTTGTACGCCACCATGAGTATGCGTACTTCCGACAGCTTTTCCATTATTGGTAAGTGTACCTGTACTGGTGTAATTACCAGTTTGCTGAATATCGCCAGTAATTTGCATAGTAGCACCAGTTCCACCAGTAATATGAAATCCATTATCACCAGTAATTGTTCCATGAACTAATAAATTACCAGTAATAGTAACTCCAGCATCATTAATTACCATTTGGGTATCACCACGAACAATGGTAACTCCAGAAGGTACTAAAGTGATTGTGCAAAGATTATTGGTATCTCTAATTACTGCTCCATTTGGAGCATTAATATTTACCGCATTAGGATCAACACTAGACCAATCAGTAGCCCCCAGAGGCACATAAACAAGCGCACCAAGGTTAAAAGGAAGCCCCAAAGGGGATAATGACCCTTTTACTCCAAGACCCGTTATACCGCCTAATCTTGCATCAGCAGATATACACATTCCCAAATCACCAATTTGTACAGGTAATCGAACATAAGTACTTTGGGCTATTGGACAAGTAACAGGTGGAAAAGTATATTGTCCGCCTGTATCAATTTCAAAGTTAACTGTAACAATTGCTCCATCAACAGCTATTACTCTACAAGGCAATTGCCAGCCAAAAGATTGCCTGTTTTTCTCTAATTGAGATTGAACATAATTGCTTATTGATACCGCAAAGGGCGTTTTTTGTTCAGCGGTCATGTTTGATTTATTGGTGAATTAGGGATAATTGCTTCAATAATAGTTACCCAAGCATTGCCATCAGCTTGTCTACTGCTTCCAACATGATGTAATTTTGTAATAAAAAATACGCCATTAAATGCAATTTTATTTCTATATTGAGAACTATTGTTAACAATATTTAAAATAGGTATTCCTGATTGAAAAGAAATGTAATCCCCAATATTTAAGTCACCACGCATTACTACTTTAGCTTGAATAGTATTGATTCCAAGCCAAGTTAAGTTTCCAATAACATCAGTAAAATCAATTTGTCTTGTAGCAATTGTGGTAATAGCAGAATCAGTTAGAAAAAACCCTTCAGAATTAGAAGTAATGATTGCTCCTGTATAAGTAGGATCTTTTTTAATTGATTTGCTAATTTGATTTATTTGACTTGAAAGTGTTAATAAGTCAAAATTTTGAGCTTGTGTATCTTCTGTATATACCAATCCAGAACTAAATGAACCATTAATATTTGTTGTTGGGTAAGCAGTTTTAAGGGCTTGTTTTACAGCAACAGTTAATTCTTGATCTTTTTTCATTACAAAAGGAATGTTACGCAAAGCGTTAGAGTCCACATACCCCGGAACAATAACTAAATCTAATGTAACTTCTGTTCCTTGCCAATTTGCAAAAGCTTGAAGAATTGAACCTTGAAGAATTATTCCTCTTTGTCTAGGATTTGCATAGGGTAAACCCTTAGACATTCCCACTTGAATAATAATTCCGCACAGTTGAACTTTTCTTCCATCTGAAGTAATTACTGGATTGTAATTTCCAATTTGACTCAAATCTTTTAAATTGATGCCAAAAACCCTTACATAGCCATTAGAAGCATATTGATGATATGCGTTTTGATAAATGTCTAAATCTACTTTAAGACAAGAATAATTATCTGATCCAAATCCTGATTGTGAGCTAAAACTAAAAGCGTTAAAACGATTTGGTTCTTCTAATGGCGGGGTAATAGTGATGTCATAAAATCTCATGGGCTTATCTCAAAATTATTGCTACTAAGCCTATAAACTATCTTTGAAGTAGTGAAATATCCATAAACCAAATTAATATCAAAATCATCAGGAGAAGCAACAACAGGATTTGTAACAATTAAAGTGCCATTGTTGTTATAAACATTGATGTAATACCTTGGAGCATAAATATTCCAAGTGCAAATAACTACATAATTAACACCATCTAATGTGGCATTAAATTGAAAGTTTGCAAAAGGAGTTGGATTAAAGTTAACTATAGTCATAATCAATCCGCAAAAGAATTAATATCTGCGGCTGGGGTTTGTGTCCAAGTAGCAGTTGTTTGCAATCCATTTGATACTTTGTTCATCAGCCCACCCAAAACAGACTGAGCTTGTGATGTAGTAATTAATGGTTGGACAAAATCCCATTGAAACATATATTGAACTTGTTTATCTCCAGCAGGGGTTATATCTCTAATGCCTGTTAATAAACAATTTGCATAAGTAAAAGCTGGCGTTAAAACTGTAAAAGTTCCACCAGTTGTAATGTGTTTTTGAATTCCAAACTGTAAAGCTGTCAAAATAGCTTGTTTAATAAGGTATCCACCACCTGTTTGTGCTGGGCAAACCATCAACATACTAATTTCTAAAGGTTGTTGCACTACAGCATTTGCCGCAGTAGCAAAGTTGGCAAAAGGATATTCAGCAACTTGCCATTTAGCTAAAGTACCGCCCGGCAATGGTTTGTAATGAGCAAAAAATTCCCCATTTTCAATTCCCGGAATATCCATCATTTCCGTTAATAAAGTAATTGGAGTATATCCACCAACATAGTCAGCAAGACCACCTACTAGCCAAATAGGGGCTATTTCAAAGGCGGCGGCAAAAGTTGTTTGAGCTAAAGAAGTCATTATTGTTTACCAGACATGGCATTAGCTTTACTAGCTTGACCATCAAAATGAACATAAATATCTGTTCTGTTAGGGTTATAAAGTTCCACATGGTTAGGATCTTTTGCACCATAAGGTCTTTTTAAATTGTATTGCTGATTTAATTCTTCTTCAGTATGTTTGGATAAAAAGTTTCTTAAACTTGTCATAGATACATCCGCGCCTTCACCAAATTGATGTGTGCTTTCACCCGGTTTAGCTACAAGATTTCCTCTTTTACCACCAGAAATCCAAGCATCATATAAAACTTTTTGTTGTGATTCTGTGCGATAACCGCTAATTGGGTCTAATCCAGCCATTTGTATAGAAGCCGCTAATTTTGAATTAACACCTTTTAAAATTGAAAAAGGATTATAGCTATCTAATGAACTATTAATTCTTGCATTAAAACCTATAGCTTGTTGACCATCTTTAGAAGTCCCAGCCCAATTATTGTTTTTAGCATCATTAAACCAATTCATTCCACTAGGTTGATTTTTTAATGATTTATCTGGTATTAATCCAAAAAATTCAGCAACATCAACAATTGCCCTAGATAACAGTTTTAAAGCATCTAAAAATGTTTTCATATCATCTTTGGCTTCACCAGAAGTTAAATATTTACCAAAATCTTTAATTCCTTGATTTACAGTATCCATTAACTCGCCAAATTCTTTACTTTTAAGAATGTCATTAATGGTATCTGCAATAACTCTAGAAAGAGTTGTTAACTGTGGCGTTAATGTTTTTAAATTTCTAAGCAATGATTCTTCAATAACATTGCCAGATTCTTTTAATTGAACCCAAAATTTACGCCATGCTTCATAGTCAGCATCATCTAAATTCATTCTATTAGAGCCAGTACGCAAAGAATTTATAAGGGTTGCAAATTCTTNTGGCTTCATATTGCCAACAGTTTGTAACTGTTCTTCACTTAGAACATCTTGCAAACCGGGGGTCATAGCTCTGGCGACATCTATATTGCCACCAGCATCTTTCATTGCTTGTCTTGCTTTAGTTAAGACATCTGGAAGATTCTGAAAAGCATTTTTATTTAAATTTCCGCCTAAAATGCCAACTTTATATTGTTCTGTAAGGGTAGTTTGTAGTCTTTGAATATTAGACATTACTCCTTCAATGCCACCCAAATAAGGCTCACCATAAGTTCTAGCGGCTCTTAATTGACTTGAATTGACACCAAGACCTGTAGCTTCTCTACGAAGATTNCTTGCTGANCCAGCCAATCCACCAAGACCAAATCCACCNCCTAATGCGGCATAAGTAAGCCATTTAGCCGCAGATAAAGCGGCTGAAGCCATATTGCTTGCAATAGAAGCTGTAACAGAAACAGCATTTTTTAAAGCAACTCCACCATCTTGAATGGATTTATTAAATGCTTTTTGGCGTTTTTCAGCTTCTTCTAAAGCTTTGTTAACTTCTTTCCATTTTTTGGAATGATCTTCAACAGATTTTTTATACTTTTCAAAAGAAGCACTAAAAGCTTTAAACTTTTCATCTAAGACATCTATTTCAATTACTGATTTTACTGTCATGTTATCTTCCTAGTAATTAAAATAAACTCTTATTCTTTATTGCCCTAATTAAATACCTTTGACGATATTCTGAAGCATCTTCCCATTTAAACCCTATTTCTTTCATAAACTCACCAAAATTTATGTAAGTAATGTTGTCTAGGACACTATGAATGATTCCTTCGCCTTCTTGCCAGTACTTTCTTTCTTGGTCAATATCGGCAAACCACTCATGTACTCCGTACATTCCGAGAATGTAAGCTCCCAACTTCTCAATGCACCTGCCATCTCCAAGAAAGAATTTTTCAAGTCCTTCGGTGCAACCTTGGAGATTGCTGTAAAAAAAACTAAAGAGCTAATTGCTTCAGCTTCCTCATCTTCATTAAGAACTTCATTCTTTACCGCTATATCAAAAGGCATAGTTTCCCAGCCTTTTTCAGTACTAACTATTACATTGGTTAAACGAATAATTTCATTTATTAAACCAAATTTAACTCCACCTGCCCCATCCCAGTTACCCGCCTTTGTCGCAATTGACTTTAGGGCTGGATAAGCTAGTTGGGGTGCGGATAAAGCTAAATGCGCTTGATTAATACTGTCAAAACATTGACTAAATACTTTTCCTAATTCCAAATAAAATTGTTCAAATACAGATCGACTGATAGAAGTGGAGTGGATGTGAACTGTTCCATTATTCTCAGTCTGCACCTGCATCACAAGGGACAGATTACGATCAATTTTCAATTTTTATTCCTTCATTAGATTAAGCAAATAGGGTTGAGTTAATGTTATATACACCACGCAAGCGAACAACTAAACCAGCTTGTGTACCATCAAAAGCAGTTTCTTGAATACTCATTAAAACGCAATTGTTTAGCTGGAATGGCTGTAAAACTTGTGTATCTGGGTAAACTGTTACTGAACCCAAAGTTGTATTAGTTCTAATTTGACTGCTATACGCTTCACCAAGAGCTTGAGTTCTTAGTAAGTGCATAGTGACAGTTCCGTAAATATATGGCTCTGGGCTGGTTACTGCTCCAGTTAAAGTGCCAATAAGCAGGGAAGTATCGCCATCAAAAGACAAACTAATAGCTTCTCTAGCCAAATAGCCTGATGTGACATTCAGTTGAGTGAAGTCAGCATAGACTACGCTAGCTAGTAGCCGATTTAATGTACCTTGTTGGATTTGTGGATTAGATGCCATTTATTTTCCCCTTAAACTGGAATGTTGCTTGCAGTTAAGTAGATCGTAATAGAACTGAATCCACGCAATGGAACGAATGTCAGGCTCAAGCCGTTATAAGTACCAGTTGCATAATCACCCGGATTTTGTGCTACATAAGTAGTAAATGGAATTGCATTTACACTAGCAGGTGAAAGAATCAATCCAAACGAAATACCATTATTTACAGTCGCTTGTGCTACTTTTTGCAAGGTATTAATACCAGCTTGGTTGTAATACAAAGGATTTGTTGGCAAATTAGAGCCATTAATAATAGCGGCTGATAAAGCTTGAGCCACATTAATAGAAAGCCAATCCACACAATACCAGTAATTAAATGGGTTTAAATCCATATAAGTACCGCCTTCAATTAGCGTATTTGAAATACCGCCTTGTGCGCCTGTACCAACCCAGTTAACACCAGCCCCCAACAATTGAGCTTGTTGAGTATTGGTTAGAGTGCTATAAGGGGTTACAGAATAAACATAAGTGTATTCAAAAGGATGCGCTAAATTGCTGGCATTAGGGTTATAAGCCAAAGAAGCCCAAAAAATAGCGGCGGCACTAAATTCTTGTGCTGGCGCATTTGGACTTGGTAAAGTAACAAATGCTGATTTTTTACCTTCCCAACCAGAATAAGTAGCTAATGTACTAGATACATAAAAGTAAACTTGTGCAGTTGTACCATCATATAAGCCAGCCATTGTTTCTGCGCCAACTACATCCCATTCTGTAGGCAACAAATAACTATAAAACTGTGGCGTTGGAGATGTTGGTGGATGACCAGCATTAGCTGTAATGTAAGCTTCTAATTCANTAATTCCATTAGCTACAGTATTTGNTCCTANTTCCAAAACAAATACTGCTACTGTAGAACCTTGAGCAAAAAAAGTGTTTGCCATTGCTGTTAATTCCAAAGTGGAATTAAGTTGCAAAGTACCTAAAGTAGTTTCAGAACCTGGATTTGTCAATAATGGATAAGTAACTGTATTTGTTCCAGTAGAAGTACCAGCAAAAGTGCCGTTATATCCCGTTGGTGTACATCCAGCAATAACAATTTGAACTGTATCACCGCTTGGAATACCATGAGCAGTAGTGGTTGTAACAGTTACCACATTGGTTTCCCAAGTAAGAGAAGTAATTGCAGTTGCAGGTCTAAGGATGCTGGTTAAATCACTTAACTGAGTTAACAGTTGAGTAGTTCCAGCGGCTAAAGTTGTACCACCTTGTGATACAAACGCCCCTGTCTGCTGTAGCTGATTAGGTGCGCTTGCCACTTGTTGGGTGACAACGACATTTACAATTTGGTTAGTCATTTAATGTGTCCTTCATTTTGTTTCCTTTCAGAATTCGGAACGCCTTTAAAAATTGAAGGTGTACCTTTTTTAGACGCTGAAATTTTAGCCTTAGTTTCCTCGCTCATTTTAATTCCTTTAGCCCAAGAAACTGTACCTTTTTTGGATAAAGAAATTTTTTGCTTAGTTGCTTCGCTATGTTTTATGCCTAATCTAGGTTGTTTACCTTTAGCAAGTTGATTTCCCATCATTTTTTGGGAACGCCATGCTTTCAATTCATTGGATTGTTTATGTCCGACTGTTCCTTCTCCACCATCAGTTTTATTGGCTAACTTATAGCCCATATCTTTAAAGCAAGAAATTAGCAGTCTTTCATGGTCGTGCGCTTCTTCCTCGGTATCCCAGTACGCTAATATTTCTGCATTAAATCCATGTCTATTGACAATATTGTGCCAATGGGCATTACGATGACCAGCAGATTTATAGCGTTGAGTTGTATTACCTTCAGCACCTTTACCAATATAGAAAATTTTTCCAGTATCGGCAGTTTGATGAGAATAGGTGTAAAAACGCAACATGACTAATTAGATGTAGCTGATTGCTAAAGTTTGACCAGTACCGGGAGTTAAAACAATTCCGTTAGAAACTGGAAAATCAATATTAATAATGCCTACAGTTGCAGGAATTACAGCAATTTCATTTGCGGCGGCGGCAGTTCCGATAGTAGCTGCATCGTTAATTGATCCTGCGCCAGAACCAGCTACAACAACGCTAACTTTTGCTACACGACCAGCGCCAGCTTTTACTAAAGTTGCGGCGGTAATATTAAAAAATGTTTTTTGTCCTTGGGCTGTTAATAAAGCACCATTTTGAACTGTTGGGTTGGTAACGATTGCCATTTGTAACTCCTTTTTATACACTTAGGTTGAGATAACACATCTTACTACTTAATTTTAACTTGGAATAGTACCCGCTGTCAGAGAAATAAATGCGTGTTCAATTAATTGTCTTGCAATGTCATTTACTGTACTTTGGTAATAACTTACTTCAAAAGTAATGACTTTCTTTTGAGCCATAATTCCAAGTTCAGATTGAGTCATTTTTTCATCTTGCATTACTGGCATATTCATTAAACCAATATTGTCAGTATTTCGGCTGTAATCAAGGATATATTGCACAAAATTAAGGGCTTCATGGTTACGAATCCCATACATAGTGATTTTGACAGTATCTTTAATTAATTGAAAAGGGTTTGAATCTGGGTCTAATAAAGGAAAATCTTGCAATGCAGTAGTTAGGCTTGGATTAATATCGACAGCCGCATAAGGTGGAACAATGTTTTGATCTACCAAATAAGATGGATACATAGGGAAAAATTGGTTCAAAGCAAGCCAAATAGGTAGGCTATTGGACACAATTACNCTAGTTGTATCAAATCCTGTCATTGAATCAATGATTTGAGTAGTCATTACTGAATACAGCGCATCNCCACGATAATGGTATAAATCGGCTTGTTTGTAGAAGTTTGCCCTAGTATTAAAGGCAAATCGCATCCCTTGATAAGTTGCTATATATTGAAACTGAGGGTTAATTAAGTTGAAATCGGCTATTTCTACCAAAGAAGTAAAAGTAGTGTGGTTAAACACAGTTTGACGATCTTCCAACATTTGAACATCACTACTAAAATGGAATGAGCCACTAGCTACTAATTGTCTTGCAGGTACGCCTTCAGGGTAATTGTTATAAAGTAATTTGTT